GTTCTTTGAACAAAGGCTCGGTACTTTAGATCCAAAAATCAAAACGTTGATTAATGATCTAGTTGAAGTTGGGAGGGTTTCAGAGGCACAAGCTATATTAATTGACATTGCGGCGCAGAAAACAGCTGGAGCAGCTGAGCGAGCAAGAGAAAACCAGCCTTTCACCGCGATTGGGCAGGCAATGGAAAGGATAGCAGAGAATTTTGCCAAAGAGCTGTCCCCAGGATTTACCAGGTTTGCTGACATGATTGACAATTTGTCATTTGCATTTGAAGCGCTATCACCTAAAACAAGAGAGTTCATTGGATTCTCAGCTTTGATGATTGCCGCATTGCCAATAGTGGTTTTTTCACTAACAAAAGTTATAACTGCCTTCACTGGGCTATATTTAATGATGAAAAAGATACGAGTTCTTTTATTAGCCTTCAGCCCGTTTTTACTCGTTGCCGCCGCTATAACTGCAATTGGTGTTGCGCTATATAAGACATATAAACAAGGTGGTGCATTTACAGAGTGGGTGAACAATACAATTGACCACTTAAAATCATTATTTGGATGGATTAAAGATGGGCTATCCTTGCTCGATGAATTTTTGCAAAAAGCCAGTATTTTTAACTCTAGAGGGGTAACTGAGGGGCGCAGTGGTCTTTTGTCGATGGGAAGAAGTAGTGTAGAAGACTCTGTATCTACCATCGACAATATTTTGACATCTGGAAGAATGTCTAGCGAGACAAATGCCAATCTAAAGATAACCGTTGATGATGACAATAGCATTGTTAAAGCCACACAGCTAGAAAGTGATGGGCCAATGCATATGAACGTTGGTCAAAATATGATGGGCGGTTTTGGCGGCTTTGGCAGACAGGAGGCCTATTAATGTCACTCATCCCAGGCCAATTATATCCAGCGCTATACAAAGGCGTTAGGTTTCTGCTTCAAAGCCATACACTAACAGCTGGCAGAAAGACAGTTACTCATGAATTTCCAAATGCTGATTTTAGGGTTGTTGAGGACTTAGGCGCATTGCCGGATACTATCTCAATAACTGCGATTACCACTGGCGGTAATTATCGGCAAGAACGTGACAACTTGATTGCCGCACTGAATAGCCAGGGTCCTGGCCAGCTTGTGCACCCATTTCTAGGGACTCTAGATGTTACTGCCACGACTTATAGCCTCAATGAGTCTACAAGCGAGTTAAACGTCGCTGTCTTTACAATGAACTTTGAGCGCTCTGTGGCCAATGTTACGCCAGAATTTAGCGGGCAGAATATCTCTTTGATCAACCAGCTGGCAATCACTATTGCTGATTTGTTGAACAGTGATGTTGGTGAATTTATTGTCAGCCCCGGCTTTGTAGAAAACTTTAAAGATGCTATAGCGGTCATGCAGGGCATGGTTTCCACATGGGAGGCTGTTAACAAGCCGCTAGATCCTGTTTTGAATACCGTTGCTGCTTATGACGAAGCTGTGCAAGATTTCGATGAGAATATACCAGAGCTCGTGACTCAGCCCGATGAGATGTCTAACCAGGTTCAGAATATATTCTTTTTATCTGATGGAATGGCTACTGATTTTAATGAGAAGCTGAGAGTGTCTGAGCAGTTTTTTGGCACCGCTTTGGGTGATCCTGAAATTGAGCCCACTACCCCTGAGAGAGAAGAGCGTATCGAAAATCGCAAGCTTCTCAACCTGGCTATGAACTTGTATTCACTGCTTAATGGCTATAACGCCTTCGCAAAAATAGAATACACTCGTTTTGACCTCCTTGAGTCAGATTTTGACCTTCTCGAGGAACAGTATCAGTTTATTATTGAGAATTATTCTCCATCAGGGCAGACGCTTGACTTGCTAAAGACCTTGCGAGTTGAAATTAGAAAGGTTTTTGATAACCAAAGGACTAACGTTAGATTTCTAGTGCCGATAGTTGTTAACCCGCAACCATTGAGGGTTTTAACATATTCCCTTTATGGTAATACTGATGATGTTGAGGATTTAGTTGATATTAACAATATTACAAACCCGGCTCGGGTTTCAGGTGAACTATTGGTATTTTCGGAATGATAACATTAGAAGTTAATGGCGTAGACTTACAAGGCTTTACTGATATTGATGTATCAAGAAGACTGGATACTATTAGCGGTGACTTTAGTTTTAGGGCTGTATCTACTCTTGACCGGCGTTTTCCAATAAAAACTGGAGATCGCGTTAGAGTCTTGGTAGAAAATACCCCTGTAATAACTGGTTACGCAGAATACATTAACATAAACTACAGCTCATCAGACCATATTGTTCTGATTCGCGGTAGAGATGTGACGGCAGACCTTATTGACTCAACTTTAGGTGATGAAATAACGTTTACGGGGGGCGTCACATTAGAGCAAGTCGTCAGAGCAACTCTAGATAGTATAAATCTAGAAGATGTTGGAGTCGTATCCAACGTAGATTTAGAGCCTTTTGGTGAAAGCATCATCGTTTCATCAGAGGTTGGCCAAAAAGCATTTGATTTCCTTGAAAAGTATGCTCGTATTCAGAATGTACTCTTGACCACTGATGGTGATGGCAATGTCGTGATCACTCGCTCAAGCAATGCCAGAATTAACACTCAGCTGCTCAATATTGCATCTGGTAGCTCTTCTCAACATCCAAATAACATCACGAATGGTGGTGTCACTAATGATATGACAAATAGATATAACACCTATATTGTTCGTTCAGGTGAAGCTTTAACATCTTTTGCCTTGTTTGATGATTTTGACAATATTGACCAGTATTTTGATGAGTTTACAGATCAAGCTGTTCAAAACAGTGGTGCAGCTCAGGATATTGAGATTAGAAGCTCAAGAATATTTGATTTCCAGGCTGAGCACCCTTCAGATTCAGATCAATGTGTAAATCGAGCAAAATGGGAGGCAAACTATCGTCGAGCCAAGAGCTTTGATTACTATTGCACAACACCAGGTTTTACAGCCGTCCTTGATGGGTTCATATGGAGACCCAATCTGCTAGTTAAGGTTATTGATGATTTTGCTGACGTAAATGCGGATCTACTTGTTGAGCAAGTTAGATATATATCCAGCTTGGATAAAAATGAGACCAAGCTTACGCTTGTGACACAAGATGCGTATCAACCAGAGCCTAATCGCGATGAAAACACCGCTGCAGCTAACAAACAAGCTCCTGCATATAATAATATAGATCCTAACACCTCACCTATCGAGGATATATTAGATGCCATATCTGGAGATGTGTAATGAGCTTCATTTCATGTATTAAAAGCATAATTAAGCGCGCTAAAACCACACTGCCTGGTAATGATTCTGGCGTGGTTCAAACTGTACAGGTCCAGTATCTTGATAAAGTCTCTACAGCCGATGTTGTAAATCCTGCTGGATTTGGTCACAACCCCACCTCTGGCAAGCTATGCGTTGTTATGAATGTTGGGGCGGTTGAAGATAATATTGCCGCGATTGTGACAGATCAATTTGATAGAATTAAAGACCTGGAACCGGGTGAAACCGTTATCTATAACACCGTAACGAAATCTAACGTTATCTGTAAGAATGACGGTAGCATCGTTGTAAACGCCCCAGTTGTTCAAGTTAACTCTCCAGAAGTTAATGTAGATTCAAGCACTGTTAATGTTACATCAAGTCAGGTTAATGTTGATGGCGATTTAGATGTTACCGGCCAAACCGATTTGGGTAATGGCGGCCCCGGAATTGCTAGGCTGGGTGACTCAGTTCAGGTGGTTATTACCAGTGGGTCAAGTGCTGGAACTTGGAATGGTGTTATTACAAGCGCGTCTAATAATAACACTGCAAATTAGAGCTATAATTGGAATATTATGGAAGATCAAGTTGATATAGCATTAATCCTAGGTGAAGACACAATCTATGATATAGATTTTGACTCAACCGGAGAATTTGAGACTACTGCAGGCTTAGATACAAGTCTGAATATGAGTTTCTATGCTGAGGCGCGTGCTGATGAATCGGAAATTTCAGATCCAATAAAAAGAGGCGGATGGGTGGGTAATGAGCTATCTGATACGCCTAATTTTGAATATGGATCTAAAAACTGGCTTCTATACCAAGCCAAGAAAACTCAGAATACATTGAATTATTCTGAAACATACAATTACCAGGCATTCCGATGGCTTATTACTGATGGTTTTGCTGACCAGGTATTGGTTAACTCAGAATTCACAGCTAACGGGATTGCAGTAAACATAGATTTGTTTGTAAATAATGAAATACAGCAATCTGTAGAATTTGATTTATGGCTGAACACGCCAACGAACAATTTTGGATAGAAATATGTCATTAAATTTGCCAGATAATGTAAAACAAGTATCGGATAGAATGAAAACGGACATTCAGAATGAATTGCCCGAATCTAATCCGTTTCTCAAGAACTCCTTAATCGGTGCTTTTGTGGACTCTTATGCTGGTCGAGTTTTTGACTTCTATCTTCAGCTGAACACAGCTATATCCTTAGTATTTCCAGATACGGCGACAGGCATATATCTGGAAAGATGGGGCTCTTGGGTTGGCGTAACTAGAAACCCAGCTACAGCGGCACAGGGTATCGTGGTGGCAACAGGTTCATTTGGTAGTGTTATCCCAATTGGGACTACATTCCAGTCTACAACCTCAAATACGTACACATCGACCGCCGCAGCCATTATTTCAAATAATCTAAACCCAGTTACATTACTTGAAAGAACCGGTCAGCTTGTAACAGCTACGACTTCCGCAGAACATGGTTATGCAACAGGGCAAGATATTGACATATCAGGTGCAACACAACCTGAATACAACGGCACATTTGAGGTGGTTGTAATATCACCTACTCAGTTCCAGTATGATATTGTAGGTTTTCCATTAACTCCGGCCACGGGAACCATTGAGTCCACAGCACTTATGGCTAGCGTCTCTATTGACTCTGATGCTTTTGGAGCTGACCAAAATTTGGCATCTGGTGATACCTTAACTATTGTCACCCCGATTGCTGGCGTTGATAGTGATGCCATTGCCAACTTTTTTGGCGTCGGCGGTGGTACTGATGTCGAGTCTGACGAAGATTATCGTGATAGAGTTCAGTTTAGATACCAAAACCCAGTAGCTTTATTTAATGTTAATGCCATTATTGAGCAGGCTAAGACTGTTCCTGGTGTAACACGTGTTTGGGTAGAAGAAATAACTCCTGAGCCAGGGTGTGTCACGGTTTATTTTACTCGTGATAACGATCCCAGCCCAATTCCCGGTCCCGCTCAAGTTCAAGAGGTTAAAGACGCCCTTCTTGAGATTAAGCCAGCGAATACGCCAGATGATGGTGTCATTGTCCTTGCGCCAACACCAGTTGTTGTCGATTTCAACTTCACAAGCTTGATTCCAAATACCTCTACTATGCAAGATGCTATTACAGCAAGCCTAGATGCCTATTTTGCCGACAGCACAGAGGTTGGGGAAAGTGTTGTGGAAGATGCATATAGATGTGCAATTTTTGGAACGGTTGACCCCGGAACAGGCGAGCCCGTCGATACATTTAATTTAACTGCCCCAACTGGCGATATTATCGTCGGCCCGGGTGAATTAGCAATCTTAGGAACTATTACGTACCCATAATGACTACTGATTTTAAAGTACATGATCCCGACGAGTCAGCTCAAATCCTGGCTCAGAATTTTCCAAATGGGATCAACCTCATATCAAAATCTATAGTAGACAAAAAGTTCTACAAGTTCTTACGTGGATCGGGAATAGAAGCCAGCCAAGCTGAAAGCTACATTAATGAATTTGTGACGCAGCATGACATTAATCAAACAGAAAATCTAATTGAAAACTGGGAGTCAGCTGTAGGAATCCCAGATGATTGTTTTAGTGGAACAGGAACAATTGAAGAAAGAAGACGCGATGTTATTGCAAAGCTGTCATCTTTTGGCGTTTCTACCGAGCAAGATTTTATAGACTTGGCCGCTTTATATGGTTATACAATTAGGATTGAGCATGCAGATGTTCCCCTAAGTCCTCCTTTTGATATGCAGTTTGATTATCAATTGCAAGGCGCTGAACCTAACAAATTTATTTTCTACGTTATCTTTGAAGGTACTCCGCCGCCCACTAACACATTTGATATGCAGTTCGATTATCAGTTTGACGATCAGGCCTATAACATAGTCATTTGCCTGTTTAATAAGCTCAAGCCGGCGAACGTATTGATTATTTATAAGTTTGAGCCATAATATATTTATATTTTTAGAGGTAAGCATGGAAAATATACCATCAAAAGTCCCCGGCGATTTTCACTTTTCTACAGAGTTTAACTCTTATGTTGGTGAAGACAAGAACCAAATAACAGACGTTAACATAGTTTTAGATAGCTTGGACTTGCATCAGTTTGGCCAGGTAAATGCCGCATATGCAACAACCGGTAGCTTTTTAACCGACACAGGTATCCAAGATGCCTTGAGTTTGGTTTCATCACAATATAACTTCCAAACTCCGCAAGAATACTATGATGGCATGGTTGTTAGAACTCGCCCTGCTTTTACAAATACAGGCGCGGCGACGATTAATGTTGCCGGGCTAGGCAATAAATCTATTAAGCGATCTGGTGGTGTTGATGACCCATTGGCAGGTGAAATTATTGCCGATGCTATGACATCATTTTATTATGATCCCGGTTCAGATAGCATGATATTAATGGCTCCCGATGAGCAAGTTCAAACCAATGTTTTGAACAACTACTTTTCTACTGGTGGCTTCAAAATGACATATGTTTCAACCAATATATTTTCTTTTGGAATTGGAACATGTGCTGACTCTACTAATAGCCAGTTGATGACAAATTCTAATGCTGACTTTGAAAAGCTGCTAACAACCAACTGGGCTGAAGGCGATGGGGCTGGAGGAAAAGCTTCTGCAGTAACAATAAATGCAGACACTGATTACTATCTGTTTGTAATCGCTAAGCCGGATGGAACAGTTGATTTTGGGTTAGACGATTCTCCAATTCCGAATAATTTGCTTGCCGATGCCTCCCCATCCGGATATACAAGGTATAGAAGGGTTGGGGCGACTGTTGCGATTAGCGCCTCAACATTTAGAGAGTTCAGGCAGGTTGGCAGGTCTTTTCATTATGTTACGCCCGTTAGAGATATTTTGATAACTGCTGGTGGGGATGAGAGCATTTTGTTCAAGGCAAGTGTCCCTCACCAAATACCGACTCTTGCGCAGATAGAGTTTAGAACCGATAAGCTGGGAACTTCCCCTGCTTCTGCTGATGCATTTATACATCCAACTGATAGTGCATTTTCTCCGTCATTGATCTCTAGCGTTACGGGCATATCTTCCACGTCTCAAAATTACTATAAAGGCTTTCAAACCATAAATTTTTGGACTGATGATGGTGCAATTAGATACACATATGAAATGGCCACTGGGGGAAGCATTACCATGCAGGGCTATACACTTGGCTGGGAAGATCCCATAGACCTAGATTAATACTGGAGAATCACAATGCCATATGTAAGAAGAACATCGGGGCTCGTTACAGGAACTTTTACTTATGAGATCCCTGGTTTCGCAACAGAGTTTTTGCCTGATGGCGATGACGATATCTTGTTTCAGGAGCAAAAAAGCCAAAAGCTAAATCAGCTTGAAATAAATCTAATTTTTTATTTATCAGAGGTTTCTATTTCTGGCAATGACTATTCACTGTCTGCTAACGGCTTATCTCTTCTGAACACTGCTTTAATCGATGCTATTAACACAGATAGTCCAAATGTGGTCTGGATTCTAAAAGATGGATCTTCTGTTGTCCTGCCAACAGGTGAAGCTAAAGCAGATATGCTTGTAATCCAAAATTACTTTACGACTGTTTATGCCAATTATAATTCTCTTAAGTCGCAAATTGATGCGGCCATGGATTTTGCAACAATAGACGCAATTGACGTGGATTCTGGATGGCCATCATCCTCATTACTTCCTGGTCCTGACATCCCAATCCTAGACAGAAGCGGTAAAAGCTACTTCATTAACGGAAATATGGACATTTGGCAGCGTGGCACAACCTTTGCCGCGGCAACTGATGATCAATATGTGGCAGATAGATGGGTATACAACACTGATAACACCTCAGGAGTTGCCACTCTATCAAGAGACCAAACTGTTCCTGTTGGAAGCAAACATTCGTTATTAACGACTGTCACAACTGCAGACGCAACCATGGATGCAGGAGACCTAGTAACTATCAGTCAAAGAATTTCTGGTGAAAATGTAGTTGACTTTGCACTGGGTACAGCTGACGCGGCTACTATTACCATTTCTTTCTGGGTTAGAAGCTCTAAGACTGGCACCTATACTGCTGCTCTCCAGAACCAGGCTCAGAACAGGAGCTATGTTACAGCTTTTACAGTTGATGCTGCTGACACATATGAGAAGAAAGTTATTACGATTAACTTAGACCAAAGCGGGACTTGGACAGATGATAGTCTAGCCGGCCTAAGATTCTCAATATGCCTGATGGGTGGAACAACTTATCAAGCAATGGGCTCAACATGGTCATCAGGAGAGTTTTACGCAGTAGGAAGCCAGGTAAACTTCTTTGAAAATAATGCTGAGACATTTTACCTAACACAGGTTAAGCTAGAGAAAAACCCTGTGGCCACAGCATTTGTTCCAAGAAGGTTTGATGAAGAGCTTGAAGATTGTTACTACTATTTTCAGAAGACATTTCCATATGCAACAGCGCCTCAGCAAAATGCCGGGCGTGCTGATGCATTTGAATTCAAGCAGCCCAGCAACTCTAACCCTATCATTTCCACAGGCTGGGTTTTCCCTAGGCCTATGAGGGCTACCCCTACGGTAGTTACATTCAACCCTTTGGCTAACAACTCGCAGATTAGAAATGTTACGGATGCTAATAATATGAGCGGCACAGCAGTATTGTTTTCATCGGGTTCTAGGTCTGTTTATTTAACAGGTAACGAATCAGCTGGGCAAAGCCGAGACGATTTATTGTCAGTCCACATGACTGTTTCAGCGGAGATTTAATATGCCTACATTAATTTATGAAAACCCTGAGAACACGGTTATTTGCGTTATTGATGGAGATGATATTTATCACGTTCCAGTTGACCCAGAAAATGCCTTTTACGCTGAAATAAAGGCAAAGGTAGATGCTGGGGTTTTAGATATTCAGCCTTATTCTGATCCAGTCCCCACATGGAAAGAAATCAGAAATGTACGAAACATTAAACTTCTTGATTGTGATTATACTCAAGTGGCTGATAGTCAGCTTAGCCCTGCATCATTAGCTGAATTTGTTACATACCGTCAAGAATTAAGGGATATCCCACAAACCTATGCTAACCCTGAAGATGTGGTTTGGCCAACCGAGCCGGTTTATCAGAAAGCTTAAGATTTTTTATATTAATTGGAGTGAATTATGAGTAGCAACGTAAAAAATACCATAAACAGACCTGATAAAGACGGTAATAACTTTGTTGATTTGGCGCAAAATCAATGGGGTATTGATGGGGTTGCGATCAACTGCAGCGCTCAAGATATCAACGATGCTTGCGCAGGCGGTGGTACAGGTACAGATTATCAAGATACATATTGGATTGATAAAGCTGGTTTTGATTCAAATGATGGTAGATCTATTACTACTCCAAAGCTTACCTTGCAAGACACGGTCAGCAACTTTGTTAACCCAACGAACGTTAACGTTATTAACATCCCTGGTGGTGGTGACTACAACGAAACTGTCACATTCCCAGCTGGATCTAAAGTTATCATTAACGCTCCCGGCGCAACTTTCACCAGTAACTCTGCTGGAGTAGCCACATTTATTAATAATGGCGATGAACTAACCCTAGATGTGAAATCAGTAGGTGAAAATGGTTCTGGTGGTGCTATTGAGAACACATCTCAGATGAGCCTTCGTACACAGAATATTTCTGGTGACATTTCAAATACAGGCAACATTGTATCTGCAGTCATCAAGTTTGATATTGGAAACATGGCAGGTAATTTTGTTGCTGATGGCGGGACCATGCAAGGTTATGTCAAAACTCAACTAGGTGACTTTACCGCGGCAGCTCTTCCAAACAACATATTTGAGGTTACCTTTGACTCTTGGACAGGTGCTTTTGCAGCTCAAAACACAGCATTAAGAATCCTAGGGAAATCCCTAGGAGGCGGTTCTTCTATTACTATGACTGAGACTGGATTAAACCAATCTTCATGTGTTGGCTATGTTGGATCTATTCCTAATGGTTTTATTGTTAATGACTCAGCCGTCAACGTTAAAACGGTCGGCCAATTTGGTAATAAGCTATATCTAAACTCACCGTTTGATACTGCTCAGGTATTTGGCGATACGTTCTTTAACGGAACAAAGACAGGTGGCTTAGAGCACTTCATTTTCAAAAATGACACCACGATTGTTAATATCGACGCATCTAACTACCGCGACTACTGGGGTGCAACTGTTGTTTATGACAATGCTTCTACTACACATTTCTTTATTGAAAATGATGCTGGTGTCCCAGTTGGTTTCTGGATGAAGTTTTTGCAAGCTGGTGCCGCTCGTATTGGAACAATCCAAGAGAGCTCAACAATCCCTGTTTCAGTAACAGCAAACACCACTAATAAAACTCAGGAGCGTGGTTCTTGGATGATATTCGGCAAGCTTGATAATGCTGCTGAACCTTTGTATTACGCTTATGGTGACTTAAACATCATTTAAATATTTG